TGAATACCAGGAAACCTTTACACTAATAAATGACGTTTGGGATAAAAACAAATTAGACTATTTCAATAAGAAATTGGCACGGCGGCTATTCGTGGAAACGAAGGTAGCTGAGCTTTGGTATGTAATAATTGATAGTGATAACGTAAAGCATATCAAGGTGGTTCTATTATGTAACCAAAATGGCGATGAGATATATTCCCATTTTGATAATAACGGCAATATGGATGCCTTCACGAGGCGGTATAAACTAGAAGATGCAGATGAAAAAACCTATGAGCATGTAGATATCTACACTGCTGAAAATTATATTAAAGGAGTAAAAAAGGAAGCCTGGCAGGTAGAGAAGAAAGAAAATCTATATAAGAAAATTCCCGTTATATATTATGAGCAAGCCGAGCCAGAATGGACAAGCGTACAAAGCGAAATTGACAGGATAGAAATGCTAATCTCGAAATCAGCAGATACAAACGATTACTTTGGTTCGCCTACATTGATGATCAAAGGGAAAATAACCAATCCACCGGAAAAAGAAGAAGTAGGGAAGATGTTACGGTTCACTGGAGAAGTCAATTCTGATGGCAAAATGGATTATGGGGATGCAGAATATCTAACCTGGACACATGCACCGGAAGCCGTAAAATTAGAGTATGAGACCCTAAAAGATATTATTTACTCGTTAACTTCCACTCCTGATCTATCCTTCAATAACGTTCAAGGCCTGACTAAAACCTCAGGAGAAGCCCTCAAATTCCTTTTTATGGATTCGATCCTGAAGGCGAAAGACAAAGAAGAAATATTCGGAGAGGGGTTGACCAGAAGGATAAATTTGTTAAAGGCAATATTATCAGTAACTGACGTGCATTCCAAACAGAGTTTAGAAGAGTTGGATGTATCAATTCAATTTGGGGATATATTACCTCAAAGCGTAACGGAAACAGTAAAGGCATTATCAACAGCAAGGGGCGGTGATCCAATTATGAGTAGAGACGAAGCTGTAAGACAAAACCCGCTTGTGAGTGATGCGGAAGAAGATATTAAAAGGATGGAAAAGGAAAAGGGCGGAATATCAAAATTAGGAGAATCTTATGAAGCATAACAGAATGAATCTTGCTGTAGTGGGTTGTGGAATTATCGGAAATAGCCTTGCCGGATTATTAGAAGATATGGATTATCCGGTTAAACGATATGATCCGATTAAAGGCCTGATTGATGATATCTCTGAATGTGAAATTATATTCGTATGTGTGCCTACAAAAAATGATATGAAATTTGAAGATGTCAAAATGGCAGTAAGCTACATAAACCTTAAAAACAAAAAAGGGATAATCGCTATAAGATCCACTATCATGCCGGGGATGATTGACGAGTTTATAAAAAGATATAAGAGGGAATTTGTCTATTTGCCTGAATTCTTACGGGAACGGACAGCGTTTTTAGATGAAATCTGCCCTGATAAAATAATCGTAGGGACCAGGAAAAGAGAAGTATTCGAGATATTCAAAGGACTATTCAAGCGTGTGGTAGATAATAAAAATAAAATAATAATGATGAAACCGGTAGAAGCGGAATTGTTAAAGGTGGCCTTGAATAGTCTGTATACCATAAAAGTAGTATTCGGGAATGAACTATACGATATATGTCAGAAATACGGAGCAGATTATTATAAATTATTCGAGGCTTTTAAGCTGGACAAATTTATCAACGCGATGCACCTTGATCCGTTATTCGATGGTTACAGGGGGGCAGGAGGTAAATGCCTTTCCAAAGATATTAAATTCCTGATCAAGGCAGCAAGGAAAAAGGGAATTATACCTGAGGTAATGATAATGGCCGATAAAGAAAATATGAATTTATTGGAGAAGGGGATCTTATGAAAACTGATGAAGATATAAAAAAAATTAAGAAATTCTTTAAAAAAGAGGTTGCTGCTAATTTCAACTCTGAGATTACTCATTCATTCTGTTTAGGTTATATAGTAGCTTTGTTTAATAATGATTTAATTACTGAAAAGCAGAAATTAAAATTGATTAAATATTGCGATAATAGGTCATAAGGAGAAAATAGGTGGGGATTGAAGATCAATTCGAAAAGAAGAATATACAGAATATAATCAAATACAATATAAAAATTGAAGCAGCATTGAACCAGGCATCAAAGGATTTGGCAAAAAGAATCAGCATTTTTGAATTGAAGAATCCAACTAAAATATCCCAGGGTTCATTCTATAAAATAAATAAAGGATTAGAAGATAAAGTAGATACAATACTAAATCAACTTCATAAGGATATTCAAGTCAGTATCGGTGATGGGGTTGTCAGTAATTGGGATATGGCCAATTTAAAGAATAATAAACTGGTGGGAAAATGGGCTGAGGGGATAAAATTAAGTAAAGATGGTATTCCTACTTCATTTAATCAATTAAACCTGGCGGCGATGGATACTTTTCTTGCCCGGACCATAGCGGGAATGAATATAAGCGAACGAGTCTGGAATCTAACCAACGGGGCGAAGGATCAGATAGAGCTATATTTATCGAGCGGAATATCTACCGGGAGAAGTGCGGCTGGGATTGCAGGGGATATTAAGCAATATTTGAATGAACCGAATAGGTTATTTAGAAGAGTTAGACAGGAAGGGAAATTTGTTTTAAGCAAGGCGGCCAAAGGTTATCACCCAGGGGCGGGAATTTACAGAAGTTCTTATAAAAATGCTTTAAGACTCACTTCTACTGAAGTTAATTCTGCTTATAGAATGAGTGACTATACAAGAAGGCAAGAATTGCCGTTTGTGACAGGAATTGAAGTGCACTTATCAGCTGACCATCCGGTTATAGATATGTGCGATGATCTAGTAGGAGAATACCCGAAGGGATTTATTTTCATAGGATGGCATCCTCGTTGCTTATGTTACACTACCGATATGATGCTCAATAAAAAGGATTCGCTAAAATTTATGAAGACTGGCGAAATCACTAAATCAAAATATGTTTCAAAGATTCCAAAGAAAGCGACGAATTGGGTTAAAGCAAATGCTTCTAAGATAGCGGAATATAAAAATACACCATATTTTATTAAGGACAATTTTACTAAAGATTTTCAATTAAAGAAAGAAATAATTGAGGTGAGATAAAATGCCATTAATGAGATGTAGTTTAGAAAAAAAGCCCGGCTGGAAATATGGAGATAGCGGCGCTTGTTATACATATACTGCTGGCGATAAAAAGTCCGAATCGGCGGCTAAATTAAAAGCCATTAAGCAGGGGATTGCGATCAGCAGAGAATCAGGTGAGAAATTTGAGACATAAAAAGGAGGAATAGATGAAAAAGATAGGTTTTATATGTCTGGCAGGACTTGACCAATTTATCGACCAAATTATTGAAGGGTTATCTAATAATTATACCGTCAGGAAGTTTATAATCAGGAACCAACAAGATATATATAATGCAATTGACTGGGCTGATATAGTCTGGCTGGAATGGTGTAATCAGACGGCCATTATCGGGACGAATTACGAAGGGGTAAAAGGTAAAAAAGTTATAATTAGACTTCATAGTTATGAAATATTTACGGATTTTCCTAAACAAATCAATTGGCTTGTAGTAGATAGACTAATTCTGGTGGCCCCCCATATCAGAGAAATTCTGAAAATATTTATTCCGGACATTGAGGAAGAAGTCAAAACGGAAATTGTTTATAATGGGATTGATTTAGACAAAATCATATTTCAGAAAAGAAAACCCGGATATAATATAGCTTGGATTGGATTCATTAATTATAAAAAGAATCCTCAAATGGCCTTACAAATATTGAAGAAATTAACTGATATTGATAAAAGATATAAATTGCACGTAGCAGGCTCATACCAGGATTCAAGATATAAAATATACCTGGAGTATATGATCAGGGAAATGGGATTGCAAGATAATATAAAGTTCTATGGCTGGATAGATAATATGGATAAATTCTGGGAAGATAAAAATTACCTTCTCCATACCAGCATTCAAGAAGGGCATTCTTATGCAATAATGGAGGCAATGGCCAGGGGAATTAAACCGGTAATCCATAATTTTAGAGGGGCCAAAGAATTATACCGAAAGGATGATATATTTAATACAATTGATGGGGCAATAAACTTGATCCTTAATAAAAATTATTATTCGGATGCTTATAGAGATTGGATTATCAATAAAGGCTGGACAATCAAAGAACAAATAAAGCAAACAAAGGAGATTATAAAATGTCTGAAACATGGAACTCCCTCTGGAAGAATTATCAGAATATAGATTCTGTTGCTATTGTAAATGAGCCGGGTGCTATGCTGCTCAGGTCTGAATTTATAGGCATTATATTAAAATATTTTGATTTGAGAAATAAGTCTATTCTTGATGTGGGAACTGGCACCGGACAATATTGTATTGAATTGGCGCTTAGGGGTGCCAAGTGCATGGGAATAGATAGGGACCCGGAAAGCATCAAATTGGCAAACAGGATTGCTAGTGATTATCAGATAAATAATTGTGAATTTAGGGAGATAGATTTATTCGATTTTAGAAAATATGAGCCGAAAGATGATCATTATGACATAGTTTTCAGCATGGGATTACTGGAACATTTTGATGATTTGCAAATAGTAGAAATGCTTAAGGAAATGAGCAAATTGGGAGAATATGTTATAGCGGGGATTCCTTATGGTGGATCGGATATATATAAATTATCAAAATCGTATTCACAAAAAAAAGGGACATGGGAATATGGATTCGAGAGGGACTTTTTAACTTTATTGGATCTATTCAAAGAGGCCGGATTGTCTATACTTCATGAGCAGATCATAGGGTTGGGCTCCGAGGCATATTATTTAAAGCGCATAAATACCGAACTTATACCTTTGCAATTATCACATAATCTAGCTAAATCATTCAATGGAAATGATAACGTGGGCAGTTGGTTAATCGCTATCGGTTCGGCAAAAAACGAACTTGAGGAAAAGATTCCAGGAGAGGGCGTGTCAGTTATCATCCCTGTTTATAATGGAGAGAAATATATTGAACGATCAATTGAAAATTTATGGAGAGTGAATTATCCGAATCTGGAAATAATCTATGTAAATGATTGCTCGACTGATAGAACGGAAACATTGCTGCAGGAGAAATTAAGCAGTTTACCCAATTCCCGGTTAATTAATCTTGAAATTAATTCAGGCGAACACAAGGCTCGATATGAGGGTCTAGAGAAGGCGAGCAATGACTATATTTTCTTTCTCGATATTGATGACCTGATATTCCCGGAATGTATCGGAAAGATTATGAGGGATCTAAAGAACTGTCCTGAAAATACCTATCTATCGAATTCATGTGCCCTAATGAGAGACGGTAAGTTCACAGGGGGTATCTGGTATCATCAATATTTAGGATCACCCTACAATTATATCATGTCCGAGTTATCTACTCTTTCCGGGAAGATATCTTTAGGAAATACCATCATAAAGAAAAGCGACTTATTAAAAGCCTACGATAAACTGAATATACTTTATGAGAGAATCGGCTTGGAAAGAATGAAAGTTGCGCCCGATACTCTGCTATTGGATATAATGGTATTTTCCGGATATATAAAAAAGATTATACCTATTTATTATACATATCGCGGTTACGAGCAAAGCGAAACATCGGCATCACAGCAGATTGGAGATAGGATAAAAGATATTCCTGTCCAAACAGCCTATTGTTTTGTAGAGATAAATAATATATTTAAAATAAATGAAAAAGAATTAGAGAATAGGATAATATATCAAGCTCTTAAAAGTTATGGGGTTGATAGGGGAACAGAATTTGTGAATAATTTTAAAAAATATAGGGAGATGCTATGTCAGATTTAAGGTCAATTGAAGTTTTAGTAGATGAAGAACTTGAAAAGCGGTTGCTTCTTGGAGTGAAAACTATCTTATATGTAGGGATTAGATATGATTATGGTCATCCCGAATGGGGATTGAGTTATGAACATTATAATTTCTATCAGACATTTTTGAATATGGGATATTCACTCATATATTTTGATTATGACAGATTATATTGTAAATATGGTAATGAAAAAATATCTAAAATATTACTTGAGGCAGTTTATTACTACCAACCGGATATACTCTTTTATTTCAATTTCCATGATTGGATTAAACACGAAGTTTGGAAAGAAATATCGAATAAAACTGCAACAAAGACGATTATCTGGTCAACTGATGACTATAGACGTTATGATGAAACTAAATCGATATGGGAATTGTTCAATCTGATCATTACTACAGATAAAGAAAGTTATAATAAGAGGAAAATAAAAGGTTATGATGTTAAATTAAGCCAATGGGCTTGTGGTTATTACTTTACAAGTGAATGGTCTCGGCAGAATTTGAGTTTAAACATTCCCAAAATATATGATGTAAATTTTGTAGGCAGGTGCTATGGTGAAAGGGAAGAGTTTATTGAAACACTAAGGAAACATAAAATAAAGATTGCAACCTTTGGCCCGGGGTGGAAAGGTGAAAATAATCGAAAATTCTCTCAAATGGAATTCATCAATATATTTAGACAAAGCAAAATTGTGCTTAACACGTCACATTCTATCGATGGATTATATACAATAAAGGGAAGGGATTTTGAGGCACCTGGATGCGGAAGTTTATTGCTTACTAAAAACTCAGATGAGATTAGGGAATATTTTATTCCGGGTAAGGAAATTGTAACTTATAAAGATGTGGATGATGCTGCCGAAAAGATCAAATTTTATCTGAAGAATGATATCGAAAGAGAAAAGATTGCCGAGAATGGATACAAAAGAGTTTTGAAAGACCATACATACGAAAAACGATTTGAAGAATTCTTAAAATAAATACTTAAGAGGAATAGAATTCTTTTATTATTGATTTGCAAAAGATAATAAAATGTTGTAATATAAATAAAGAAAAAATAAATAATTAAATAGAGCTCCAAATTAGAGAGCCAATTCGAGAAGATTTGATCATAAAGTCTTTTCAGGTTGGCTCTTTTTTTTATGGAGAAATAATTAAATCGGGAGTGTATAGAAGAAATGCCAGAGACAGAGAAAGAAAGACAAAAAAAATGGGAAATTGCTAACGCAGTAGATACTTTGATTAAGGCTGTAGAAATTAGAAAAGATAAGAAATTGATGTCAGAAGTAGAAAGGGAAATGAAAAATAAACAGAGTAATATATCTGAAGTATTGAGAAATTCGGCTCTAAAGGCAA